CCATATCGTCCGAAGTTTCGAATCGCCAAGGAGTTTCTATTTTAACCACTGTAATCAATGTATCATGAAAGTTCGACAATAGTGGGGCTGTTTGTTCTTTGGCATGTGAACTGATATATCCTTTCGACTCAGGAACACCTTTGGTAAATTCCACAGGAGCCCGCCATTCAAACGTGGTCAGATCGCCGTTGGTTGAGATTTCAAAATCAGCAGGAGCAGGGATAATAAATCCGCATGATACTATTTTACGCAATCCTGGACATGTAGAAGTTGGTAACACATGTGTTGGATATTCCCCTCTGTCTAAAAATTTCCTTGGAACGTCTTTAGATTTTACTATCGGAAATAAATCTAGTACGCCAAGTGTTAGAGAATAGAACCTCACGAATGGTTTCTTTTTTTCTAATCCTAATAGCTTCTTAAACTTGGTAATCATCTTTTCCGCCATAGATATTATCTTTTAAAAATTGATAATGGCTAGGTAGTGTCTTGACATGACTTATTACATAATCTCTATATTGTTCATAGGCACGTTTAGTAAATCCAATCTCTTCATCAATGTCAACTTCACGACGATCTTGAGCATAGATTAATGCTTTGGTAGAAACTGCCTTCACACCTAGCCCAGCTAGAATAAATTGATTGCCGGTTCCGTCCGGCCAATAATGCTGACTCTGAGTTAGATTGCCTAATACATTTGGATACTGTGCTTGTATCATCATAAATGGTCCCATCATATCAGGAGAATACTCATTTATTTGTGTACACCATCTCCAATACGGAGTATCGGTTCTATTAGAAAATGCATAGTGCTGGCTCACAAAATCTCTAAACTGATCAACTTCGACTGATACTGCAAAATTAAATCCGTCCTGTTCTGATTTTGTAACATAGCCATTTCTTCTGTTAAGGATTTCTATTAGTTTAATAATATTTTCGTGGGTGGTCAACAGTCCTGTTGATTCTAACGGCTCGACAAATCCGTAACTCAATCCAACACCAACAACATTCATAGCCCATGCTCTTCTTCTTTTTCCATGCTTAATATTAACATTGAACATTTCTGCATTTTCTGCAATTTCCGGACTGTGTTTTTCTGCTATGTGTTTTCTAAATTCTCTGCCAGCTTCTTCATCAGTGCAAAATCTACTCGAATATACATATCCAGTGCCTATGCGATTCCATAGAGGAATATTCCAGACCCATCCGTTATCTAAAGCATGACAATCTGTCACATTGTGCATTTCACGTTCTCTATCTATGTAAGGCAGTCTACATGCCCATGCACGATCGTTGGCCAATACTTTGCTAAAAGATTGAAATTCTTGTCCCATCCACTGTTCTAATAATTGAGATCTAAATCCAGTACAGTCTATCCAGAGATCGGAAGTTATCTTAGTACCGCTCACAAGTAGAATATGAGATATATTTCCAGCCTGATCCTTTTTATAGGAATGTACTTCGTCTTGTATGTGTTTCACACCATGCGGAATCGCAATTTTTTCTTTGAGATATTGTCCGAATAATTGTGCATCCATGTGATATGCAGTATCCCAGGCAAATCTAAAATTTCTTAATATGCCTTGTTCGTTTTTAGTAGATTTATTGTATTTTGCCAGCATGGTGTTGCCAGTGCAATAGAATTCGGCGAATGTTTCTGGGGTATATTCTTCAGGATATAGTGCAGCCAAGTGATGCCATGCTTGTAGTCCGGCTGGTTTATCAGTCAGATCCAGTCCTTTACTAAACGGATATTCAAAATGTGTTCCGTCTTTTTCTCTAAAGTTTGTAAATCTTATCGAATTTTTATATGTAGCATTACAAGCAGCCATCCAATCTTCGTCTTTTAAGTCTAGTATTTTTAAAAATTTGTTGATGTGTCCTAGCGTACTTTCTCCCACTCCAACAGTTCCAATTTTAGGTGATTCAACTAAGGTAATATCCAGGTGTGGGCATAATTTTGATAGGGCTGCTGCTGTCATCCATCCTGATGATCCGCCACCTACGATTGTAACTTTTTTATAAAGCATGTCTGTTGGTTCCTTAAAGATATATAATCTACGTACATATTTACCTAACAAAATTGTCGTCAAAAAAAAAGTGTCTGGAATAGACACTTTTTTTATAAAAGTTATATTTTATTTGCCGTAACCTTTCCATCCTGGATATCTTACCCAAGCAGGTAAATCTGCTGTACCTGGAACATTTCTTTTGTCTTTACTTGGTTCTTCCGTAGCAGCTTTGGCCAGTATTTCTTCCATGCTCCATGGTTCTTCAGGAGGAGGAGGTTTTGGAATCACAGACTTAACGGTTTGAATATGTTGAAACCAATCGCCCTCCTGTGTAATAGTGCCATTTGTTTTAATTTCATGATACAGCATGTCAAGTTGAGCGCCGACTTCACCGTATGCTACTTTTCGAGCCACTGCACGATCGGTGTAGCCACCCTCTCTTTCAATCCAAATCATCTTGCCTTGACTAGGACTATATTCTAATGTCCAGTCTAGGGTGATTTCATCGGGGGCATCAACAAATACTATCGACGCATCTGGGCCTTCGTATATTTCATACTCCTGACCAGGTTCTAATATTTGCTGGACCCATCCTTGAAATCCTATAAGCACTTTTTTCATATTTAACTACTCCAAATTTATTTGTATTCTTCTATTACACATAGACCAGGTCTGCCATCTGACCCCCTGTGTCCGTGATAATGACCTCCGGTACCACCAGAACCAGGTGCTGCATGTCCTTGGTGATTGTGGGCAAAATTACCACCCTGTGGATGACCCGAAGGTGCGCCTCCACCAAAATATCCGGTGCCGCCTGGCCCAAAATTATCATGGTGTGATCCACCGCCCCCTGTGTGCAGATTTAAATCTCCGCCGCTGCCATTGCCGCTGACGCCACCGCTGTGTTGGTTTTGTCTATTGGCTCCGTGACCAGCCGAGCATGACATATATGGACCAAAACTTGAGCCGCCTGCATTGCCACCTGCACCTGAATAATATGTGCCACCGCCACCACCATCTATGGTTACACTCACTGACGAAATTCCAGTGACATCTAGCACTCTTTCAGCGTAGCCGCCTGCGCCGCCACTTTCTCCGTGTCCTGAGGCGCCGCCGCCAGATCCCTGTAGTTTTACCCTGATGTAACGAACACCTGCAGGTCTGTTCCATGTGCCGCTGCCGGTAAACACCTGCATGCCACTAAATCCATGTTGTGCATATTCTAAAGCATTGCCTGCTGCATTTACTCTAAGTATGGTATCTACTCCGCCAACGCCGGTGAGATTAGTACCTCCTTTGGCAATAGGCAGTGTGCCTGTGACTTTATTAGAAGCTAGATCCACTGAGCCGGCTGTCATTTTTGCAGCAGTCACAGCACCTGTGGCTATATCGCTGTTAGGAATAGATCGGTTTAGAAAATCAGTATCTAAGAGCTGGCTATCTATCACAGCTGAGCCGGTTAAATTTCTTAATGTCTGATAATTAAAAGGCATGTGTGTTCCTGATTAGAAAAATTCTGTGATAATTATTATGCCAGGTCTGCCATCAGAACCTCGATGTCCTGAAAAATAACCGGCTGTGCCGCCAGTTCCTGGTGCTGCATGTCCTTGGTGATTGTGGGCAAAATTACCACCTTGTGGGTGACCTGAAGGTGCGCCACCGCCAAAGAAACTAGCGCCGCCCATACCCGATGATCGTTGCTCGTGGCCGCCACCTGCACCGCCGTATATATTCAAGTCACCGCCTGATCCAACTCCAGGAAGGCCGCCGTTGTGTTGATTGTGTCTATTGGCACCATGGCCGCCTGAAGCTGATACATATGGTCCAAATGAGCAGCTGCCGCCTGAATTGCCAGCTGCACCTGAATAATATGTGCCACCGCCACCACCATTAATGGTTACGCCCACTGTGTTGACTCCGCTGATGTCTATCACTCTTTCAGCGTAGCCGCCGGCTGCACCACTTTCTCCATGTCCCGAAGCGCCGCCGCCTGGTCCTTGAACCTGTACTAGTACAAATCTAACACCTGTTGTTTTGGTATAAGTGCCTGATCCTGTAAATACCACCATTCGACGAATACCACTATCTGAATATTCCAATGCACTGTTGGCGCTGTTGGTTCTAAGCACATGATATGCGCTGCCTAGACTACTGCTGCTGGTACCGCCTTTGCTGAACGGCAAAGTACCAGTGACTGATGCGGCTGTCAGATTCACCGATGATGTGGCTAGTTCTGCTGACGTGATAGTATTGTTGGCTATTTTAGTATCAGTAACTGCGCTGGGTCCTAGATCTGCTCCAGTGAGCGTTTGAGTGACTATGGCAACTTCTGATATTTGCTTTAATGTCTGATAATTAAACGGCATATTTTTCTCTTAGTAAAAACTAGTTACCACACACATGCCAGGGCGACCGTCTGATCCTCGGTGTCCGTGAAAATGAGCTCCTGCTCCGCCAGTTCCTGGTGCTGTGTGGCTCTGATGATTGTGAGCAAAATTACCGCCTTGTGGGTGACTGCTAGGTGCGCCACCGCCAAAGAATGTGTCTGCACAGCTTTGAGAACTTCGAGCATGATGACTGAATCCACCGCCTTGGTGTATGTTTAGGTTGCCACCGCTGCCATTACCGCTGACACCACCGCTGTGTTGATTCTGTCTGTTGGCTCCATGCCCAGCTGAGCATGACATGTATGGACCAAAACTTGAGCCTCCTGCATTACCGCCTGCACCCGAATAGTATGTGCCACCACCGCCACCATCTATGGTCACACTCACTGACGAAATTCCAGTAACGTCTAAATATCTTTCTGCGTATCCGCCTGCTCCCCCACCTTCGCCGTGGCCTGAACCGCCGCCACCGGATCCTACCAGCTGTACTCTGATGTATCTCACCCCAGCTGGTCTGTTCCATGTGGTAGAACTGGTAAACACCTGCATGCCTTGAATACCGTGATTGTTGGGTGAAAGACTTGATCCGTTGCTGTAAAATGCTCTATATGCGCCTGAAAGTGAAGTGGTTTCAAGTCCGCCTTTGGACAACGGCAAAATACCGGTGGACGTACTTGAATTGATATCAATGGCGCTGGTTGCAAGATTTGTAGACTGTATAGAAGTCAGCTCTAGTTTTGCAGCAGTGATGGTGGTACCAGCAATGTCTGCAGCCGTAATGCTATCATTAACAAAAGAATCTGAATTAAGATTTTTTAAAGACTGATAATTAAACGGCATATTGTTTCCTTAGATAGATTCAAGTAACCATCCCCTAGCGGTGTCATAAAACACCATACGGATCGAAGCTCCATTGGTATTCACGGTCATATCATCTGCGGTTCTCATGATATTTTGACCGTTCCTTGCCACAGTCAATGCGTTGGTGCCAAAAGTTCCAGCGAGATCAGTGATTTTAACAAAATCTCCAATCACTGGTGTTGCAGGCAAGGTCAGTGTTATAGCACCTGCGGTGGTATTCACCCAGTATGATCTATTTGAAACTGCTGCGCTACTTGTGGTAATCAATATTCGTTGATAATCGCCCACAACATGCCAGTCTGTACCGTTATAGATTTCCAGTTGGTTGCTGGTTCGATTAAAAAAAGTCACACCGGCGGTGACTGCTGCTGGTCGATCAGCAGTGGTGCCCATGATCATTACTGGTGAGTTTGTGTTTGCGATACCACTAGTTAAAAGTCTGCCCATGGTCTATTCCTTATACAGTTGATGTTTCAATGCCCATTGCCACTGCAGATACGTTGGTAATGCTGCTTCTTACCACTAGAATTTTTCCAGTGTCCAGTACAATACCTGTTCTTTCTAGCACACCATTGGCAGCAATAGTTGAATCGTATTCTATGTACTCTGCATTGGTGGGCGTGGCTGCGGCAGCCACTGCTATACGTATGGTGATTGCAGATGCATTTCGATTACAAATGCTCAACGTTGCCACGGTAAATGTATCAGCAGGCACAGTGTACACCGATGTAAGTGTCGCTGCGGCTAAATCTGATGCTCCAAGTCTTCCTGTTGCCATATTAATTCTCCATTGTTTGTATTTATGTCAGCATAAATGACATAGCTAACGGCACACCAGTCACCCCTGCTCTGAATTCAAATGTTGCTCTCATCTGAATAGCTGCTCCAGTAACTGTGGTGATCTCGTTGCCTGCTATGTAGATATTTCCTGCAGTAACACTATTTACGTTCAAGCTGGCTCCACCACCACCAATCTGTGCCGAAATATATGCTTTAATAGCTCGCTGGGTTGGAACCACACTATCCGAATCTGCTGTAAAGAATGGGTCTGTAGAAAACTCACTAATACTAGCTGATCCGCCGCCAAGTGTTACTTCACCCAGTGTGAGTTCTTGTAGTCCTGCAATATTAAATGCATCTGCATTCAAAGTAGCTACACCGGTTGATTGTTCAATGGTAAACAGGTCACCTACTCTAAAATTGCCGTCTTGGTCAGTTGAAGTAAAGAATACTCTACCGCCATTATTGTCTACTGCTTCATTGGCTTGTATTGCAGGTTGTGTAGGAAGACCAGGATAATTGGTTTCCACAAAATTTCCAGTACCGATATCCAAGAAATCATGCCCTGTTAGTCTAGCTTGGCTGTATCTAATTCTTGTGGTCACTGAATCCAAATGTGCTGGAGTACTGAACAATTTCATAGCCGGTGAAATCTGTAAAAATGCTCGGTAATCACCTGCATATGTACCAAGCTGGGTCAGTACCTGTACAAGTTTGAAAGTTTGATTAGGTAGATGTCCAAATACCACATTAGATCCAGCTGCTGGAAATTTAGTTAGGCGTTTGACTGATATATATTGGCCGGATTGGAAATAATTCGCATAGCCGTCGCCTGTAAGAACTTCTGCATCTGCAGCCACATAGCCCGTGCCTCGGTTTACAAAGGATGGATTTGCAAGAGCTCCATTTCCTGTACGCACCAAGAACGGTGCTTCAAAAATATTGTTGGGATCAGTGATGGTCATAGTAGGCGCGGTTGCGTATGCTGAACCTGGCTCTGATAATCTTATGGCAAATATTTTTTCTGATGCCACAAATGCACGGGCTCTTGCTGTGCTTCCTAGATTAAAACTACTGGCCACTGTCGACGCAGTGCTGCGTTGTACTGCCACCCATGTGCTGGTATAGTTGGGATTTCCATGAGCACATGCACTAAAACCTGCAGCAGCGGTGCTGGTTGTTCTAGAAGTCCATACTATACCGTCTTCAGAACTAGCTGCTTGAGTACTTTGACTCACAGCCAAGAATACTCCCTGAGCATAGCGAACACTAGTATATGATCCAGTAGATAAGGTGGCTGCTGTCCACGTCACTCCATCAATACTGTAGGCGCAGGCAGTACCACTGGAGCTGGACACAGCTACAAATCTACCATTACCCCAAGTCACGCTGCTCCAATTTGTAGACGACGGCAGTGTTCGACCCAACCAAGTGGCTCCGTTGTCTGCGCTGCTGGCTGCTTGTGTGCCTCCACTTGAAACTGCTACCCATATTCCTGCACCATATGCCACTCCGGTCCATGATGCATTGGGCAATGCACCTGTGGCTAACCAATTTATTCCGCCATCTGTGCTGTAGGCTCCTGCTGTGGATCCACTACGTATGGACATCCAGTAACCGTTGCCGTAGGCCACACAACTCCATGTACCTGATGTTGGGAATGCTCCACCTGTGGTCCATGTTACGCCGCCGTCTGCACTATATGCATTAACGTTTGTGCTGCTGCTCACTGCAACTGTATGACTGGTTATAGGCAACGCTGTGCCTGTGCCGGCTCCTATCGCTGATGCAATAAACACCACACCAACAGTATTCTCGCTAGCACCGATGGCTGTGAAAGCTGTGGTTCCTACTGTTAATATCTGGTAAGCTGTGCCTGGTACGAATGATCCTGCTAAAACTGTGGTCTTGTTTCTGCCACTAGCCACAGCTGTCCAGGTTGATGTACTTGGCAACGCCAAAGTATGTTCAGTCCAGGTTGTGCCGTTTACACTGCGATTGATTGTCCTAGTG